ATAAGCACAGAAACAGAGCTAAACAACTAATCTGTTTTGATTCTTTAGCACATATGACAAAGCGTGGTTTGCTTAGCCCCATTGACATTGACGGATTTTATGAAGAAGATGGATTGTACATTTTTTATGAAGCAAAGTACAAGGATGCGCCAATGCCAAAAGGTCAAAGGCTAGCACTTGAACATGTGTGTGATTGTGTTACTCATGATGATTCAGTCGGAATCGTTATCTTATGTCAACATGATTATGATGTAAATGAAGACGTAGACTTGGGAAACAGCATTGTTAGAAAGTATTACAAAAAGTATTGACAAAGTATATGCAACGCATATAATAGTAAGTGTAAAGAGACAAAAGTTAATAAACTTTTGGGAGGTATAGATATGAATTTTTTCAACATTTTTGACACCGGAATTAATTATGTGGTTCGCCCTGATACGGATGAAGAGTTAAAGGAGTATGTACTACCAATCACTTGTTATATGTATGATGAGTGTGTTGATAAGTATGGATTTGACAGTATTGAAGTAGAAGTTATTGTAGGTGCGGAAGATGAAGATGATTTAGAATACGCATTTGAAAGCTCTTATAGTGGACGTGGATTTGCAAACTTCCTTAGTGATGCAAGGTACACAAGCAACGGAGAAAAAGTAAAGAATTGGAAAGAAATTCAATATGACGTTGCCGATTACGAATTGCATATTGAGGATGCATACACATGCTAGATTATGATATCTTCTCGGTTTGCGAAAGAAACTTTGAAAAAAATGAAAAAATAGAACAAGAAAAAATTAAAGTGCAAATTGAGAAAGAAAGAAAAGAAGAAAGAAACAATTGGATTATGTTAATGGTAATGAGTTTCTTTCTAGGAACACTATTTATGCTTGGGTATCAATTAGTACAAATTACACAAAGATAGGAGATAAAATCATGGAAAACGAAACAAAAAAAAATGAAGAAAAAATTGAAGAAATGAGTATTTACGAAAAGCTTTCACACATTCAATGTGAATTGAAAGCTCCAAAAAACTTGTACAACAAGTTTGGAAAATACTATTACAGAAATGCCGAAACGATTTTGGAATCAGCAAAGCCTATCTGTAAAAAGTATCATACAAGTTTGATTGTAAATGATGAAATCGTATTTGTAGAGGGAAGATTTTATGTAAAAGCTATTGCAAAGCTTTGTGATTGGAAAGGCTACAGCATTTCTGCTTCCGCTTATGCTAGAGAAGAAGAAAAGAAAACAGGTATGGATGGTTCTCAATTAACCGGTTCATGTAGCTCATACGCTCGTAAATATGCGTTGAATGGGTTGTTTAACATTGACGATACAAAAGACGCTGATACGGATGAACAGTATGAAGAAAACAATGCTAGAACTAATAGCCAAACAAAAGTCACTAAGCGACAAAAAAAGGTTGCACAACCGCAAGATGATACAAAGGTTATTGAGGGATTGTTTACAATTATCGCAAAACAACAATCTGAATTGCTTGGCATTGGAGTTGATTTTAGAGAAGACAAAAATGTCATTGATTTTGTAAAAGAAAAAGCTAAAGTTGAAACTTTAAATTTGGGTGAAACAAATTATTGGAACTATGACAACTTAACACGTTTGAAAAATGTGTATGGTGCAATTTTATTAAAGAAAGGTAAAGGAATGTAAAAATGGCAAACTTAGTAAAAAAAGAAAATAACCAATTATTGATTCAGCAAGAAGTGGTCGAAAAACTGAAAGAATTCAAACGTCAAAAGAAAGAAATCAAAAAATATGAAGACGATTTAAAAACAGCACTTATCAAAGCCATGAAAGAAAGTGGTGTTAAATCGTTTGAAAATGATGATATCAAAATTTCGTATATCGAGCCGACCGTTCGGTATTCAGAATATGTAGATATTCCTAAGCTTAAATCAGATGGATTATACAGCTGTTATTGCACTGAAACAGAAATTCCGGTCAAAGAAAGTGTAAGGATTACAGTGCGATAATGCCAAAGCTATATAAACGAGGAAATACATATGTTTTAAACGGACTACAAATTAAAATGAGTGATTCTCTTCTATTGGACAGTGGAGAATCGCTTGAAGTAGACGTTAACATTGTTGACAAAAGGCACATAACACAAAATCAACGGAAGTTTATTTTCCTATTATGCAAAGATTTGTCTGATTATACAGGAGAAAATAAGGAGCTTATTCGAGCGACGGTGCAAAAATCGTATGAAGACACAAAGAAAATCTGTCACACGTCTTTGATGGATTATAGTGAAACGGAAGCTTCTGAATTGATTGATTGTATTATCGAGTTCGGAATAAGAATTGGTTGTCCAAATGTTGCTCGCTGTTTGGAAAATGGGTACACATTCAGCGAAAAGCAAACGTATTCTATGATATTGTCTAGGACCTGTTGTATTTGTGGAAGAACAGGTGCAGACATACATCACTATGACCAAATTGGTACCAAAGGAAACCGAGAAAAAATCAGTCATATCGGGCTTAGGGTTCTTCCGCTATGTAGATATCATCATACTTTATTTCACAACATTGGTAAGTTGGAGTGGGATAAAAAATTTCACACGACACCATGCAAGGTTGATGAAAAAATCGAGTGGTTTATAAAAAAAGGAGTTTTAAAAGAATTTGACGAAGATATTGAAGATAACAATTAATGGGAATCCTGTAACCAAAAAAAACAGTCAAGAAATACGTTTTAAGAATTGGCGAAAGCGTACAGGCCCATTTATCGTTCCTAGCGCCATTTATAGAACGTATGAGAGAGATTTTTGTGAACAATGTATAAATAGTCATGTTGTACCAAATGAGCCTTTAAACGAGCCTATAGAGGTCACATGTCTATACTACAGAAAAACACGTATTAGATGCGATCTAACGAATCTTTTGGAATGTACAGATGATTGTTTAGTAAAAGCTAACATCATTAAAGATGATAACTTTAAAATTATTGTCAGTCACGATGGAAGTAGAGTACTTTTTGATAAAGAAAACCCACGAGTTGAAATAATTATAAAAAGATTAAATTAAGTGTTGCATATAGTACACAAATATTGTAAAATAAAAGCACAAGGAGGAATGAAATATGGCAGTGATTAGAACCATCAAAAACGATAATTATACAACAATGAGTAATTATCATTTAAAAGACAAAAACATTTCATTGAAAGCAAAAGGCTTATTAAGTATTATGTTGTCTTTGCCCGAAGAATGGCATTACTCGGTTGATGGTCTGACCACGATATGTAAGGAAAGCAAAAATACAGTTAATTCGGTTTTGAAAGAATTGGAAGACAACGGATATCTACTAAGGCAAAGAAAATATGTCGATGGAAAGATATCTGAATGGGAGTATTTGATATTTGAAAATAATGATAATCATGATGATTACCTACATCCCAAAAATGAAGATATAGAAAATGAAGATATAGAAAATGAAGATATAGAAAATTGGGACGTATATAAATATACTAATAAATCAAATACTAAAGAATTAAATACTAATAAAGAAAAAAATATAAAAAAAGAAAGTGTTGATTCCGTTATCCACAATTACACAAACAGCGAAGAACTAGTTAGTGCTTTGTTGGATTTTAAAGAAATGCGTAAAGTAATGAAAAAACCGCTAACGCCAAGAGCAATGAAACAATGCTTAAAAAAGCTCGATGGGTTAGAGGAAGAGTCCAAGGTCAAAGTAGTGCTTCAATCGGTAGAAAATGGATGGCTGACATTTTATGAATTGAAAGATATAAAGCCGTTTACTAAAAACGGAACAACAGTTCCGCAATGGTACACAAAAACCGAACAACATGTAGCTAGTGATGAATTGAAAAATGAAGTGGAAGATATGCTTAGAAATCTAGGAGGTTAAAAGCATGAGATTAAAACGTTTAGACAGTTTGGATGAAATGATTAAAAAATATTGTGTAGAGAATGGGAAGATGGTAGAAAATGACAGCCAAAGAAATGTTTGAAAAACTAGGATATACAAGAAAAGTAGATTCAGAAAAATTAATATATACAAAATATCTAAATGCTAAATTTTTATGTCTTGAAATAACGTTTGATTTAATGGAAAAAGAAATTGAATGGTTTGATTGCTATGAAGATTATACGATAAGTAACGCTTTGTTATTAGCTATATGTAAACAAGCAAAGGAATTAGGTTGGCTAAGTGTGACTATATGAATAAAAAGCACAATGTAAAGAATTGGGGTGGATTTAAGGAACCGTATGAAAAATAGTGATATAGAAGTGGATATGACATACACACAAGCTTTTGAAAAGATAAAAATGCTTTTAAAAGAAAAGTGCATGGATAAGATGTTTTTTGGAAATGGAACATATTGTGCTATCGGACTAGTGGAAAAGGCTTGTATGATGGCAGACGAAAGGAATAAAGATGAAAGCGATTAAGGATGTAGCTTTAGTAGTATTGATTTTAGCAAGTTGTTATATGTGTCATGAATGGGCTTGGCAATATGGGCTATTGATGATACCAGGTTTCTTGTTTTTTGAATAGACATATGATTAGTATTAATTTAATTTATATAGTTGTAATTGGTTTTATAATCGTCACGATTATTTGCTTAATAGTTGATAAAGTATGCTATAAAACAACATATATGGAAACCGAAGAACATGCTAGAAACGCACGAATTAGGCAAGAAAGAATTAGCCGAAAGCAAAGTAAGGAAGTAGAAAATAATGAATGGATTTAATGAATTAGTCGGATCATTAGAATGGTTAAAAACCATGGCACTTAGATACTCGGAAAACAGGATGTTTGAGTATCAAGTAAAAACAGAACAAGCTTATAAAATATTAAAAGATTTTGTAAAAAAGGTAGGAAAAGAAAATGTTAAATAGCGTATGTTTGATTGGAAGACTTACAAAAGATTTAGAACTTAGACAAACACAAAGCGGTAATTGCTATGTAGGATTTACACTAGCTGTTAGACGTAATTTTGTAAAAGATGGACAACACGAATCTGATTTTATTAATTGTGTGGCTTGGGGAAAAACAGCGGAAACGATGTGTAATTACTTGTCCAAAGGTTCATTGATTGGGGTTGATGGACGTATTCAAACAAGAAATTATGACAATCAACAAGGACAACGTGTCTATGTGACAGAAGTAAACGTACAAAATTTTCACTTTTTAGAAAGCAAAGGTACACATCAAGAATATGAAAATACGGAACAGCCACAAAAACAGGAATATCAAGGTACACAACAAGCGACAACAAAGTATGATGGAGTACGAACGTTTGGCAGAGAAGAGTATAACGAACCTATAGATATCAAAGATAGCGACTTACCCTTTTAAAAATATTTTCGGGAATGTATATGTGGTCAAGAATTGAATATGAAAGCTTAAAACGTGGGGATGTTGTACACACAAAATTGTTCCACTCGGACGTAGATAAAAGGACGTTTGAGTGCGAACTTGTGCGTAAAATTAAAGACAATTGGATTGTAATAGAATTAAAAGGATTCAGAAACGAATTTTTAATGTCGAGGTTTGAGTACCAAGAATGTAAAATTGATGATTATTTTTTTAAACGTAGAATTGAAGAGCAACAGACGTATATAGACTATTATACAAAATGTTTGAAAAAGCATTTAGATGCAAGAACGGAGTTAGAAAGCAAACAATTATGGATGAAAAATGTAGAAGCGAACTTACAGAAAAAATCTTAGATAAAATCAAGTGTATCGTAGATAATTCAGACCAAAAGGAACAGAAATTGAAATTTTTCGAGGAATGCGGAGAACTTTTTGTGGAGTTAACACACGATACAACATATGATAAATTGTTGGATGAATTCAGCGATTTGATGGTCATGTATATCCAAATGGTGATGTACAAAAGCATTAAAGCAGATGATATTTTAAAACGCATGAATTTTAAAGCCGATAGACAAGTAATTAGGTTGATTAAAGCTGGAAAAATTGAAAGCGATGAGGAATGGTTTTAAAAATGGATATTGTGAGTTTTATTTTAGGTGTTTGTGTGATGTATCTAGTACAAAAAGTGTATGCTTTATATAAAATATATAAATTAAACATTGCTTTAAATATGGCTTTAATTGATTTAAAAGACGTGGCTAGATATGCAAACGAAAAAGCAAATTATAATGTTGGTAACATTAGTGATAAGGAAGATGATCGATGAAAATTGAAGACGGATTTGATAGCAGAAGAAGACGATTCAAAGCAAAATGGGAGTGTAAGTGTAAAAATGTAGAGTTCAAAACAGCAGACCCAAGCGATAAAAAGCTTTATGATTTTGTGCAAAATCGGAAATATGAAAAACTGGGATATACATCATTTCAAAACTATGTAAAAAAGAAAATTGAAGAAGATTTGAAAAAGGTGTAATATATAAAGTGCATATATAGGAGTAAAAAATATGACAAAAGAAGTGAAGACCCCATTATGCCAACGTCAAGCCAATTTAAAGTATAGTAAGAAAAACCGAATCAATAAAAGTTTGACCTTAAACAAAAAGTATGACATGGATATCATACAGTGGCTTGATAGTATGGATAATTCCACGGGTTATCTAAAAGAGCTTATAAGAAAGGATATAAAAAAGCATGGAGTATAAAACAACAGAAGCGCAAAGACGTGCTAAAAAAAAATACAATAAAAAAATGCAACGTAATCTTACGTTAAGTTTAAACCGCAAAACAGATGCGGATGTGTTAGCTTTTTTGGAAAATAAAGAAAACATAACGGGATACATAAAAAACCTGATAAGAAAAGATATGGATAAAGCTAAAAAATAGAGAGTGTAATCTAAACTGTGTAAGTTAGTTAGATGCGTACGGCTAACTAATGAACACAGTTTTTATTATGCCTATCTCATGATATGGTTGAAGGAGAAAAAGGAAAATGAATGAAATGAGTAAAATTAAAAGAAATCCCGCCGCTGTCAAGATTGCCAATGAAATCCTTAAAGAATATGACTGTAATTCATTAGCCGATATGCAGGATGCTCTCAAAGAAATCTTTGGTCCATTGTTTGAAGGCATGCTTCAGGGGGAAATGGACAATCATCTTGGTTATAAATCCAATTCAAAAGAGCCAAAATCTACAAAGAACAGAAGAAATGGTTCCAATCCCAAAACTTTAAAAACGACAATGGGAGAAGTAGAAATCAATGCGCCAAGAGACAGGAATGGATCCTTCGAACCAGTCATTGTTCCCAAACGATCAAAGGATGTTTCCAATATCGAAGGAAAGGTATTATCCATGTATGCACGTGGAATGTCACAACGTGATATCTCATCAACGATCGAGGATATTTATGGTTTTAAAGTATCACACGATATGATCTCGGATATAACCAATGCTATCCTTCCCGAAGTGGAAGAATGGCAGAACAGACCGCTCAAAAAATGTTACCCATTTGTTTTTGTCGACTGTATGTATGTTTCTGTCAGAAACGATTATGAAGCCAAAGAAGAAGCTGTTTATGTGATTCTTGGGTATGACCTGCAGGGACAAAAGGAAATTCTTGGTTTGTGGATGGATTCCACGGAATCAAAGAACTACTGGATGCAGGTATTTGATGAGATCAAGGCACGAGGAGTCGAAGATATCTTTTTCATTTCTATGGATGGCGTATCCGGTCTTGAATCGGGTGCCAAAGCTATTTTCCCCGGAGTTGTCGTACAAAGATGTATCGTTCATCTGATTCGGAACTCCATCCGATATGTACCAACTAAGGACTACAAAAAATTCACATCCGATCTTAAAAAAGTATATGGAGCCTCTTCACTAAAAGCAGCTAAGACTGCGTTCGACACATTCTGCGACAACTGGAAACAATATCCTGGAGCGATCGAAGTATGGAAAAGGAATTTCCTTCATGTAGAACAGCTGTTTGATTATGGATCTGCTGTTCGAAAAGTTATGTATACGACAAATGCGATCGAATCGGTAAATTCCTCCTTTCGAAAAGTGACGAAAAAAGGGTCATTTCCAAATCATGAAGCCGTATTCAAGCTGCTTTATTTACGGGTGAAAGAACTACAGAAAAAATGGGAGAAAGGACATCTGAATAATTGGTCGATGGTATTGAATCAATTGTTGGTCAACGATCAGTTTAAGGATCGTATCGAAAAGTACATTCAATACTGAATCTTTAAATGATATTTATTCCAATTTCCTTGTTTACAATGAGCCTCCGCCCCTAAGGACCTGAGAAAACGGCCAGTCAAAAAAATCAATTTTCAGCTGGCCGTTTTAAGCGTACATTAGGGTCGCTTATTATAAACAAGTTTTCTCGGTATAAAACATCATTTCAAAACAAGATTTAGAACTTATTAAAATCAATCATAAAATATTAAATACACACTTTTCTTGACAAACCCAAAAAATAAGGCTTTATCCTTTTTTTAAAAAAAATACACATTTTAGTTGACATTATATGGACATCGGGTATAATAAGTGTAAAGAGAAAGAGAGGTAAAAGAAGATGAAAACAGCAAAGGAGATAAGTAGCGAATGGCCGGAGTACGACAAAATGATAGCTTTAAGTCAATTGACGAATTACGGAGTGATATATCTTGATGAATATAATTTACCAATTGATGATGAATACTTATTGGAAGAACTTGTGAAATGAGAAAAAAATGACATTTAAATATTATGCAGTGATTAAAGGAGAAGTTGTTGATAAAAGCAACTCATTAGTAAGCTTGAGAAATAGAATGGATGAATATGTTCATTTTACACCATACAATATGGATAATGTTTATATTGTTACAGGAAAAAGGAATCCTTTAATCGTAAAGCAATATGATATGTTTAGCGATAAATGGTCTGCAAGCAGTAATAGATACAACGATATTTTAGGAAATAAAATCACAATTGAATAATTTATGAGGAACAAGAAATGAAAAAAGAACTTGTATTGAATACCATAGCTAATTACATCAATTACTATGATACTTTAGAAAATGAGTGTAAAAACAATACGGAGTACACACTCAAAGATTTAGTTGATGATATTAGGGAGTTGATAAACCAATAAAAAAAGATGGAAGTAAAAATGTAAAAAGAAAGTAGACATAATGTATGTTGAAACTAATTGATTAAGTGGTGGTGTTAACGCTGCCACTTTTTTAATGCTCCTACAGGATCAATAGACCCCCTACGATTGCAATATACCCCCTACAATCGCAATAGCCCCCTTGGAACGCAATAGCCCCTACGATCGCAATAGAGTAGCCCCTTTGAACGCAATAGGAAAACCTAAGTAAATGCCTCGGAACTGTTATTTAAGTGTAACAAGCCACGCATACTATGTAGTAGCTGTATGTATATAGGCTTGTTTGATAAAAAAGTAGACTAGCAAAACAAACAATAATAACAATATAAATATATATAAGATAGATAAGATAGACAAGATAGACATAATAAATAAGACTATAATACTATATAAACATAAACAACATACCTATAAGACTATAAATACAAGTATAAGTACATAAAATAAGCAAGTGTAAAAGATAAGTGTATATATGATTCCAGACGATAAAGACACGTTTCTACAAGAGCTTAATTAAACAAAAATAATAATGCTGCACATCAATTAATACGCATAAATAAAGGCTTAAACACTTACATATATATAAATTAGGCATATGCACTACGTTGATAAAAAAGAAGACTGATTATTACAATAACTATATATATCTATATATGTATATACGGATATAACTTATATACTCTATATGCCACTTTTTAAGTCTGTACGAAAAGATAGCAGAAAGATATGATATTAGTGCTATTTGTGCTGAAATAACGCTAAAAACGGCTGAAAATGGCTTAAAACGATGGAAATGAACGAAAAATGAACGAAAAAAGCAGTTGTACACGAAAAAAACTGTAAAAAAACGAAAAAATTTTTAGTTGTACGCCAAACAAACTGTATACGGAGCGTGAACAAAGTGTCGGTTTTTCTCGGGGGTAAGACAAAAATGGAAGACAAAGTTGTTCACGGATTGTGAACAAACGCCAATTTTTAGCATGTGAGAAATATATGATTGCTAGCATGATAGAATCATATGATTTTTAGCATGTTAGGAGATGACAGAAATTAGCATGCGATAATATTAGCATGCGATAAAGTAGAGAATATTAGCATGCGATAAAGTAGAGAATATTAGCATGCGATAAAGTAATGAAACTTCACATGATAGAAAACGGCAATTCTTAACATGATAGAAAATAAGGAATATTAGCATGCTAAATAATAAAGAATATTAGCATGCTAAAATGAGCGAAAATATCACAAGTAAGTTGCTTATATATACTATAAGGAAGAAAAAAGAAAGTGAAAAAAATACACATTTTAGTTGACATTATGTGGACATCGGGTATAATAAAATTGTAAAGAGGGAAGCCCAAAAGAAGGGCTGGAGGTTAGAGATATGGAAAAAAAATATTATTATGGAAATCAAATTAGTGCGTATGGTATTGAAAAAGGGTACGTAGACTATGCAACGTTTTCAAATGCATTTAATTTGGTATTGAACAACGATATCATATCGTCAACATACGATATTGGTTATTGGAATCAAGTTAGCGGTGAAATTGACAATTCGGAAGAAATTGAAGAACTAGGTGAAAAACTTGATGAACTAGTCGAGCAAAACGAAGACAACCCATCACAAATTTTAGAAAACGAAATAAAGAAAATTGAAGAAGAGATTGAAGAACTTGAAGACGAGGAATACGAAGAACAAGAAGTTTTTCAGTATTACATCGTTGACAGATTAGGCGCGCAGCTACTGCAAGATATCGACGAAATAATTTATTATAACGAAGAACTAGACATGTACGTTTGGGGCGTTACATTTTATATCGATTGGAGTTATGTGTTGACGAGTATTGAAATTGACTGGTAGGCAAAAATGAAGGTTTTTCAAAATATTTTAGCACATATTGGTTGACAATATGCAACGCATATGTTAGCATAATTATAGAGAAAGAGAGGTAAAAGAAGATGAAAACAGAAAACATTTATGATGTTTTAAAAAAGAATGTAAAGGGATGTAGCGCTTATTATTTAGGAGATTGTATCAAAAATAACGAATCTTGTTCAAAGCTTTACGAAAAATGTAATAGTTATGATGAGTTTGAAAAACGTGTGCTAAACAAAGAATGTGAATCGTATATTGTTTATAGTTTGATTTCGATGTATGGAAAAGACAGCGACTATCATTGGTATCGAATCCGAGATTTATTCGGAGACCGATGTTTTAAGACATATTCGGATGTAGGCAGTCTACTTGTTGGCAATGAGAGATTTCAAGTGCTAATTCCGAATGGAATGGGTGATGGAACTACTCGTGTTGCGGTTTTTAAAAAAGATGATGATGCATACGGCGGATTGATTGAATTAATGTTTGACCGCAAGCATGGGCCAACGCTAAGCGGCAAGTTCAATATCTATTCGTATGACTGCGACAATCCGGCAGTAGATGAGCCTCGTTATGAATTAGAGGGCAGATATTTCACATACTACTACGATGGGTTCGTAGCATTTGTCGAGTACTAGAGGTTAACGATATGATGATATCGTTGTACCTAATTTCTTTGGCACTAAGCATGATGGGATTAGTTAGTGGGCTGATTATAATTCCGATAGTGCTAATTTATGAAACTTTAAAAATAATTTTGAAAAAGTGAAAATCGCAACAGGTTTTCACTTGCCTTTATATACGCTCTCCCTCTCTACCAAACACCCACCATCTTCATACCCTACGCAACACCACAAAACCATGATATAATAAAAAAACAAGGAGAGTAAAAAATGTTAAGCAAAATCAAAGAGAATAATAAAGTCTATACACGTATAACTAATTTACCTCGAAAAGCATGGTACACAGAACACCAATACAATGGTTCCATTGGAGAATTAAACACACTAAGTAAGCCAGTATCTATCGACCCTGTTCCTGTTCCTAACGAAGATAATTGCGTTACATATGATGAATTTGGAAACAAGGTAACACTTGATTATGGAAGTGCTAGACCCTGTCAATTCAACTTCTATCGTATCGAAAGGAAAACTTTCTTCTGAAAGCTACAGTGCATATTTTTGTGAAATTTGGAATACTATAATGGATTCAATAGAAGAATGACCGCCCCCCTATAGATTGAAAAAAATAAATTTATATTTAAATTGGCTCGTTAGAAAAAAACGAGCCTTTGTCATTTTACAAAGTACACAAAGAACGTGATATATTAATACAAAGGGGTGGTTTTTATAACAAAGAAAAAGGAAAAGAGAAGAACTACAGTCGGGTATACATATTGCAGTAAGGAAAACGAGATTAAAATCCTTAAAGAATGGGAAAATAACGGACACGTAATGGTTAAAGCCGTTTTAAGTGTGTTTCCACATTACCAATATAATTCTGCTGTAGCTCTAGGAAATGTAATAATCAAAAAAAACAGAGAAAGAATCAAGGAATACCAAGAATCAGAAGAAGAAATGTATCAACAGCAGATAAGCAATATCCAAGAAAGAAGATTGTGGCTAGATAGTATCCGTAAGAACGAAGATTTAAATGTTTCTGATAGAATCAATGCTTTGAAAGAATTGAATCGAATGGATGGAATCGGAAAAGAAAACAATGTCTTTAATGTAACGAATGTAGAAAATCTAAGTATTGAAGATAAAACTACAGCCTTTTTGGAAAACGCTGAAAGAATGTTACTTGAATCTCATAAAAATGATAATGTCATTGAAACGGAAGTTGTAGAACATGAGTAGTCCACAAGAGCGTACATTAGCTTTATGCGAAAGTGCCACACCACAAAATAAGCTTAAAACGTGGTTTAGAGGATATATACCTGAGCATTACAAGCGATTGAATATTGATATGGACGAGGCTAGAGAACTAGCTTTAAAAGGTGTTGCTGTGGTCAATGCAAGCTTTGGTGAGATGACATATTTCACACAATCTCTTATCGTTGGTGCATGTTTGTTCAGTAAGTATAAGACAATCACAATCGTAACCACTTCACAATATGGAAAATCATGGACGATTTCCATGGTTGCTATACTTTTGGCAAAGTTGCAAAAAAAAGACGTAAATATCGTAGCCGGTAAAGATGATATTACTAAAGTCATAATGAAAAATGTACTAAGTCATCTTCAAAGTGCAGATGATTCAATTAAGAAATCACTTTTGGAATACAGAGATAAGATTGATAAATTGAATTCAAGTGTAACAAAAGAAAGTCTGTCGTTTGTTTCTGGTGGTTCTATCAGTAGTGGTACGTTGGGTTCTACATCCAGCGATCATAAGAAGAGTTCATCCGCTATTGGTCGTGGTGGTGTTTATATTCATGATGAGGCAAGTCTTACAAGTGATGATGCGTTTGCTGAAATCGGTAGACGTGACTTCTCAAACGTAGATGGTGAAAGAGAATTGCTTGTGCAGATATCTAACCCCCATCAAAAAGGTCAATTCTATGATAAATTGGTAGAAGAAAATCCGCCAAAAGACTCATTGATTATTTGGATGGATGTTAGAACAGTTCTAGAAGAAGGTCGTATTCCTAGTATAGAACGAGTGAAAGAGTCTGACTTTTTTAAAAACGATTCCACATGTCAAAGATATTTCTTGTGTGAACTTGAAACAGATGGTGATACATCAATGTTCAAGAACATCCAATACAAAGATATTGATAGTCTGATGGAATTACAAGGATTTAAATGGTTTATCGGGCTTGATAGTGCTTATAAAGGTAAAGATAGTATCATTCTCACTCTTACAGGTATCAATGACATGGGTCAAGTATTGGTTGCAGACATGTATGAAATGAACAAAGGCAAAAAATGGATTGATGGTGTTACAAGTGAATACATCATAAAGTCTGTTTTAAAGGTCATAGACCAATTTGGCGTGCGTATGGTATGCGTGGACGTTGGATATGGTGTTTGGCTTGTTGAGGGGCTTGCAAAGCATTCCTATGCCCATGGATTCCGTGTTGTCGGAATAAACTTTGGAGCGGGTACAACTCCCGACAGAAAAAAGATGAGTCATTTCTCTGCTAAGTACGGAAGTAATATGCGTGCTGAATTACATCTCGATTTACAAGAGCTTATGACTAGCAGAAAGATATGGTTTACAACACCTATTGCCAAGATTCTAGCACCACAGATGGCTGCAGTGCGTAGCATAAACAAAAGCGGTGGAAAAATTGGTATAATACCTAAGGATGAGATAAAACATATCATAAAACATTCACCCGATGAATTAGATAGTACGCTTTTATCTGTCCATGCACTTTTGTTATATATATTAAATGTAGGCAATGATTTACCTGTTTATGATAAAAATTACACAAACAAAGTAGATAATCCTAATGTAAAGGAGCAACTAAGTTGAGTAGAAGAAGAAAAAAGAAGATTGCTACAAAGAAAATGTCTTATAAATACAACAAGAAACAGCACAATCCAAAGCAGATAAGTAAGGATTTTACGGACCTCGATTTGCTAGACAACTTAACAAAGTGCAAAGAGGGTTGTGGTGTAGGTTTTCCAAAGACATTTGATGATGATGTAGAACAACTAGAATGGCTGATTACAAATCTTCCTACACTTCCATATGTAGAAAGACAATATATCAACAACTTGTTCTCTAATGGACTTACAACGGGTGATTTTGAGGGTGATAAAGTACTGAAAAGCTTTATGTACAAGCAAAATGCCAAAGGAATCACCAATTACGAGACATTGCAACAAGCTGTTATCCACGCTAAAGAATATGGAAAATGTGGTTTGCGTTGGTTATCGGATGAAGATGGTTGGATTTTGGTTCCACATGACCACTATGTATCCATTACACAAGATGATGAACAATATCTAGGATTCAAACGTACTGTAGCTTATGCAGTAAGCACGAATGAAGACGTTGCTATTAATATGACACAGTCTATTGAACTAGATAAAGCTGAATTCTTGGAAAATGGACGTTTGATTAGTACAAGCAAAGATATCGTTGTGGTCTTACCCGAAGATTTTGTGAATCTACGTAATAAACCTATCGTTGAAAATGGCGAATCTGTCTTATTGAAAGATAAACAGCGTTTAACATTGCTTGCGAGCGTTTATACACGTTTAAACTACGATATCAAATATGACGGACCTGGTCGTATCATCTTTTGGTTAAAAGACGATATATTCAACGGCGGTGCTGTAGATCTTTCATCTAGCCAATTGATTGATAACTCTATTGCTTCACAAAAAAGCAGACAAGAACAAGCAATTAATGAATTGCAAGAACTAGGAAATAAAATCAAGTACAGTACTTCTGATGAAGTAGTTCTTGCTTCAAGCATGTTCGATAAAAACATAGAACACTTGCCACGTGTTACTAAAGGTACTGAATTCTTTGATTGGTTGAACAAAGAGGGATCTATTTTAGCTCAAAACTTTGGTATCACACCTGAACTTATTGGTCTAGGTGATGTAAGTGGTAACGTTTCAATGGAAAAAATCATTGATAACGCTATGCAAAACAATATCGTTCCTGAACGTGAAAAGATTGCAACACAATTTAGTTATTCTCTTTCTTATCATCTTGGTGTCGAGAAAGTTTTCTTTGATAAATACGAACTACAACAACAGATTGATGATTCTTCTGAACGTTTTAAAAATTCAGAATCCGTACAATTCTTGATGAACGTAAAAGATGAAAATGGTGTTCGAGATGAAAAGTGTGTCGAAACAGCATATGCGATTTTAGATAGCATGATGCAGAAACTTGGTGCATATCAACCCGACAAGTCTTATGAAACTTCAAGAGAAAAGTACAACAGAATCAAAGAAGACGAAAAAAAGCAAGAAGATAAAGAAAAAGAAGATAAAAAATCCACAAGTAAGCTGAAAAGCGTACTTAAAAAGATGGGATTTGAATAAAAAGGAGAAAAATTATGGATTATTTAGAAGAAACTTTAAAAGCAACAGAAGCAGTGCCTTTTGCCACTATTGATGGTGAAAATGTTTATGATTTTCAAGAAGCGCAAAAACGCAACAGACGTGAATTGATTAAAGAAAAAATTCAAGGGCGCAAGGTAAAGTTTGATGAAAGACCATTGAATCCTGATGGAGTAAGTTATGCTCGTTCTCGTTCTGAAAATATTTGTGTAAATCCGGAAATCTTCACTAAAAATGTTTACCGAATCACTAAATATGGCAAGAAGAAAGCACTTGAATTTGTTGTTGACTATCGAGCTATCAAAGGAAAAGACAGCAACAATGTGTATCTTAAGAATATTCCGACATATATCGTTGGTAAAGTTGATGAAAATTATAAGCTATTAGCTAAAGGCAGTGTAAGTGATACAGAATTCGTCAACAAGTTCAATGATTCACTGTCTATTAATGATATGGTAATTATTTTAAAGGCTATTCAAGAAGACGAAAACAGCGTTAATGAACAAAAATCGTTAAAAACCATTTTATAAATGCGAAAATATGGACATTTTTCGTTACTAAAGCTCAATTTTTGAGTTTTTAGTATAAATATTGCCCGAAAGGGTGCAGTTATGAAAGGAGCATGAAGAAATGGCTGTAAAGACTGTAAAAAGAAGTTTTACTACGAAAGTTACGTTTTCAACACAATCGGGGTTGACACCTATCTTATTAGGTGATGCTGATGCAGAAAATTTCTATTCTGCTTGGATGAACGGACATTATGAACGCCCATTCGTGTTTGAAAAAACAGCTGACGAAGTAACAACTACTGTTTCTGTTAAATTACAAGACGTTGTAATGGTAGAAAAAATGGCTACGACAGAAACAGAAGATCAAACATTGGGTAAATGTAAAGACCCCGATAAGGAGTAATTTATGGAAGAACCTATTTACTTTGAATCGGAAAAAGAAAGATTAGCCTATTTACGTGGTAAAAACAAAAAGGTGGATGTAGTTCCAATCGAAGACAAAAAAGCCAAAATACAAGAAAGTGAAAAAGAATGTCAAATAAAACATTTAAACTACAAAATTGCTTTGAGATGAATCAAGAAGTCGTATATCCGCAAAAAAATAAAGGATATCTGTCTTGGGTGCGTTCAACATTCCAAATCAACAAGAATTATGATGTGGAAGACTTTGACAGCGAGGCTTTGCGATATTTAAAAGCAAAAACTGTTCGTTATAGCTACAATCAACAAGCCGAAGACATGCTAAAAGCGTTGGGAATTGATTATGAAATTACTATGTGTAAATCATGTGGTGGACGAACTAAAAAGTTAGTGTTTAAAATGTTCGATTTTTCACACGGTGAATAGATGAAATTACCTACTATTTTTTCTTGGATTAACCAAGATATAGAATCACGTAAAGAGGAAAAAGAAAAGTTTGACGAAATGTTAGATTTGTCAAACAAAAGCAAGCCTAAATGTATCTTCTTAAATACTTCTGTTCAAAAAGGTGAAAAGGTACGTTTGCTTGACGAAGGTAAGAATATTGCACAAGACTTTATTATTCCAAAAGGTACTATCAAGGCTTATTATGATTCATTGCCCGATGATTATGTAGGGTATATCAATATCGGTCATTTTGATGTATGTAGTTTCCCATTAATTTTAGGATATTGGGAAAAATCAGATTTAGAAATCGTACCAACAAAAGATGGTAGAGTCGGTTTGAATTGTACACCACATTTTGACGAAAATAACCCGTTTGTACAATATCTATCAACATCAAACATTCCATTGAGTGTAAGTGTTGAAATGGAAGTCGAATATGATTGGAAGAAAACAGAAGTTATGCAAACTGGTGTCTTCTCAAAAATCTTTATAAAAGGTTTCTCGGTCGTAGGGAATCCGGCCAATGCAAGTTCTACCGATTTACATATGAGCAAAGGAGAAAATATGAGCATTTTTAGTAAATTGCTATCTTCTTATTCTGATGAAGAACAATCTAAAGAAGTAGAAGTAGAAACAGAAAAAGATGAAACTGTTGAAAACACTTCTGAAGACGTTCAAGAAGAAAAAACAGAAGAATCTGTTGAAGAAGAAAAAGCAGAAGAATCTGTTGAAGAAGAAGTTAAAGAAGATGAAGAAAAAGTAGAAGAAAATGCAGAAGATATTGAATTGTCTAAAGAGTATGAAGCTTTAGAACAATTACTCAAAGATAAAGACACTCAAATTGCTGAATTAACCAAAAAAGTAAATGAATACAGCAATAATGAAGCGAATTTGAACAGTCAATTAGAACAATTGGCGGAACAAAACAAACAATTAAATACTTCCATGAGTGAATCTTTCGAAAAATTAAATGCGTTATTAAAAAAATCTTCTGTAAGTACAGTTAAAGAAAGCAAAAAACAATCTGATGCTGTATTTGGATAAGAAAGGGGAATAGACTAAATGTTTAACTTATCACAAACAGAATTATCAAATCGTTCAATTGATATGGGAAATGTGATTCAATTGAGTAACATTGGTGAATTTGGTATTGGTAAAGATTATTCCAAAAACAAAGAAGCTAATGCATTCCAAAATATCTTCCCATTTTTCAATTGGTTAGCACAAACAAATCAATCTTTGATGGCAAAATCCGCTTTCAACAACGGAAGTTTACAAATCACAAAAGACCATGATGGGAATTTCCAAGTAACATTGCCTTACAAATGGGGTACTACTTATCCCGAATCAACAGAAGGTGAATGCTGTTGGATTGCACCTGATTTAGCAAAATGCGGAGCTAATGCACCATTCAACTTGTTATGTATGAAAGAATGTCAAAATGTAATGGAAAAATTCTTATATGACAAAGAACGTTTCCAACGAAATGATATGATTTCTTACTATATGCGACAAGGTGAAACTTACAATGATGCAAAAATGCGTTTTGTAAAAGATTTTATGGCATTCTTCACGATTCGTAACTTGATTTTAGGTACTAGTGATACAACTACTGATACATTAAAGAAATTCCATGGTGTTATGGAAGTTATGGAAGGTGCTGACGTTATCAAAATCTTAGGTACTAATATCTTAGGTGCTTTTGATGAGATTCGTTGTCGTTCTTCTGTTATCGGAGAGGGTTCAGACGTTGTATTCGTATGTCATCCATTAGTAATGGATGGAATCCGTTCGGTTATCACGAAAGGACAAAATGGAGAATATCCTGAGGGTTGGTCACGTGATGGCGATGAAATTACATTCCGTGGTCACAAATTTATTGAAGATAAATTGATTCCTGTAGACGTTACAAAGGGAAATGGTGAAGTATGGATGTGTGATGGAGATGCATTAGGTGAATTATTAATCACAACTCCACGTCCCGAAGATGAATATGTATTCGAGTCTGATACTCACGGAAAGACTCTAACAGAGGGTTGTGGAAATATCTGTACTTATATGTATAACGCAGGACTTGCATTTACTTCTGACCCTAATAAACTTGCTGTAATTACTAAAGTTCCAATGAGTGCTAACTGCTTAGGTTCTAAGTTAGATGGCTTGGATTATGTAATTACACCTGAAACAATCGTTCCAATCTTGACTGACTAATGGAACTATACGAACCTATTATTCAGCAACTAAAAGATTATTGTGATTGCTTAAAAGATAAGGATTTAAAAGACACAGATAAATTTGCTAAGAATGTTGAACAACTAATCAACCTTATTTCAACATTGACTTGTTGGAAACGTGGTGATGAGGTTTGCGAAACATTCTTAATGCAAACTCGTGTTGAATATATTGATGTATCCTTAATTTCAAGATGCTGTCGATGTGACAATGGAATCATGAATACCGAATTGTTCTATGATTTAGTTCAACCGGATTCAATCAAACTCCAATTAAAGATTCGAGATGGTATCCATATCAAATATATTGATATTGATAATTCACATTTTGAATATGACGTTACAACAAATGAATTATGGATTGATTTATCTGATTATCTTTTAACAGGTGAATGTAGTTGCGAAAAAGTAGAAAAACTAATTGTCACGTATGACGCAGGGTTTGAACAAATACCTGAATGTTTGTTACCTGTCTTTTGTGATTACTTACAGTATGTAATTGAAATGAACAGATGTGAATGTAGCACGTGTGATACATGCAACAGCACAGAAGATTACGAAGATGCAGAAAAGGACTTGATTGTAAACCTTGACAATACAGACGAGCAATTAAATACATATATTGCTGTAAGAAGAAGTATTGTAAAGACATATGCAAGACAATTAGAAATAATTTCTCTATGTGGTAGACATAGAAGATTTTTAGGAATGGTTGTATGAAAATTAAATACACAGGTATAGAAGAAACAAGACCAAAATCTAGTGGTTGCCCTGTATGCGGTGCCCGTGTCGTTAGAAAGCGTACAGTGCAATTCACACGTTCATTCAAAGTTCCAAGTGGAAAATCTATTACTTTTAGAATCGGACATCCGCAAGAAGTTTCGCAAGAAGATGGAGAATATCTAAAAAACTTCTCTTATCAAGTTGGTAAGTACACTGTTTATCCTTTCGTTGAGGTTAAGTAATGGCTTATGTAAAGGTTGGAAACCGAGTAGGTACAATCGGTCTTGAAAAAAAGATAAACTCCATTGCACAAAGAAAAAGTCATGAAATCGGCACACAGATGAAAAATCTATGTATAGCAAAATGTCCTGTAGACACAGGAACACTTAGAAAGGCTATTCGTTTGAAAAGTAACGGAAAATATGAAGTTCAAGTGTTCATAGATAAATCTATTGCCCCACACGCTAAATATGTTTTGGGTGGACATGGAACTATTTATCCAGTTAGGGCAAAGTTTCTAAAATTCAAACCAAAAGGTTCGGACAGATATGTATATGCAAAGAAAGTAAAACCTGTTAAGCCTAATAATTTCATGCATGAAGCACTTATGGAAGTTAAAGCTAGAAGAAATACAAAATCTAAAGGAACTTATAATCCTAATATCTAGGAAAAGGAGAATATAATGGCTGAAAATAAAGCAGAAGTAAAAAAAGCTGTAAAACCTAAAGTTGATGTAGACGCTTTTATCGCACGTAAAATGAACGTCTTAAATATGGTTGGTACAGCTAAAGCAAATCGTGCAATGGATAGAGTCATTGCAAAAAATAAAGGAGGATTAGCGTAATGTCAAACTGTTCTAATATGGAAATTGCTAATCTGATTCAAACTTCAAAATTAGATAAATATACGGAAGTTGATTTTACCGCAATGCAAGATATTGAAGCTTGTGCAAAAATCAACACAAAACATTTCATTGAAACACATGGAAACATTACATCTTATAGTTCGTTGAATACTCCACAAGATTTATTTAACATTTGTGAAACTTTCGGATGTAAAAACACAGGTACTCGTACAATCCTTGGAGAATTAAAAGAAAGTAAATCTGTTGCTAGTGGAAAATTTAGTTCAATTTCTGATTCAACTAAATATTTTGCGGGTGTTGTTTCTTATTATGTATTCTTGCCAAAAGAAGGTACTTATACGATTGATACAACTATCTCTGATTTAAAAGATGATAAACAGCAAAATGCTGATAAGTACACAAAGACTGTAGTAGCAAAACACGGAGGATTTTATCCAGTATCTGTTGAATTAGCAATTGCACCAACTGCTGATGTAGGTGAGGGATGGACAGCTACAACAAATGGTGTAGTTATCAATATTGAAATTTCAACTGAATCTGAAACAGCGTTATCTGTAGGTATTTCTTCAATTTCTTTGTTTGATTCAATCGAAGATTTAGAAGGTAACGATGCAATTAAATTATCTTGTTTAGCATCTATTGATGGAAATGATAGTTTCACAGCGTTAGCTGAGGCTTGTTTAGCGGCTCAATTAGACGATAGTACGCTTGAATTGACTCGTGATATTGCATTCAAGAAATACTCTCCAAACGCTTGGAAATTGCACCCTATGGCTCGAAAAATTGATGTAGATGGTGGATTCTACATGGTTACAAAGAATTTCGTAGTCGAAAAAGACCCTGATAACGAAAAACAAGGTCGTATCCATCTACAAGACCATTTCATTGATGAATGTGGTTATGTATATGCTTCTTTGGATGATACTTGCAACATTACAGACGCATTGTTGAAACGTATCAACAGTCCAAACCGCATGACATTAGATGAACGTCAATTCCAAGTTATCAATACAGAACAAAACCCTGATGTTGATGTAGTTGGTTCTTATCTGTATGTTGATGCAAGCTTGGTAGGAAAAACATTAAAAGTTTCTTATCCAAAAACAGCTGATGCCAGTGAACAAATCGTGTATGATGCAAAATCAATCAATAAGAAACGTTATAAAATGACATTCCCTGAAAAGAAAAGTGATGGAACAATGCTTATCAACCAACTTAGTAATGTGTTGATTACAGCATTCCCAATGGATTTAAATACCGACAACTCAAGTGAAAAAACATTGTCTGTATCTATCCAACCTGATTCCCAAGGTATTTATATCCGACAAACAATTATCAATAGAGAAGCAGGACTTCTATAGTCCACTTCTCTAATATAGGAGGTAACAAAAATGAGTCAAAAATTCACAGTTGACGATATTAAAGGCTATAACGAGCAAGCAATTACACCATCACAAGTGGTAGAAATGCATAAAGTAGTTGAAAAAGCTAGAGATAGTGAAAAACCATTCTTGGTTAACAACAATAACCAATTAAGTATTATTGGAGACCCAAACGATACAGAAAAAGAAACTATTTCTTCAATCAAAATGAGATTTTGTTTTGGAAAAGATGAGTTTGAAAAGATTCCCGAAGACGTACAAGTTGTAGGAAATAAGGTGTATTTGACACAGGAATTTAAAGACGTTGAAATCAATCCAAACGATTGCTTAAGAAGTGGTTATTCTTTAATGAAATTAATGCCGTTCTTTCACGATGTTGACAAGCTAACGGAAAAAATGAACAAAAAGATTGCTAGTATCGACAAGAATGATACGAATTATCGAAAGAAAGTTGATGATATTACAAATGATTATGGTGTAGAAGTCATTCGACTTATTGCATGGTCCAATGATGATGTAAGAAAAGCATTAAATGAATTCGTTGCTTCAATACTTGGTATTGATGATACTTTGAAAGACAAAATGGATTCGTATTATGTGTTTACTTGTTTCTATCAAATCATTGATAAGAACCCTAATATTCTAAATGAATTTGAAGTACTTTTTGGATAATCGCTAAGAAAGAAAAAAACAAAGAATCGACAGAAGATCCTTCAACACAATTCTTAGCGGATATTAATATATACTCTCAAATGGCTTATTTTGTTGCCAAAAAGTTACATTTACGCCCCAATGAGATTCTAAACCATTGGGGCATTTCTGAATTAATTGTTACGTATGGAATATATGCCAATGAAGACAGTCAAAAGAATTTTTATGAAGTCCAAGAATATAACAAGACATCTAAGAAGAAAATGAAATTGCCTAAAATGTATGCAGTTAAATTCTATCGTAGCAAAAAAGAATTTAAGGGGGATTAATACATGCAAAATGCTGATGAAGTCTATACTTTAGCGGTTGAAATAATTGCAGAGAATGCAATAAAATCCTCGAAAGAAGTCGAAAAATGCTTAAAAAGTGTTGATAAAGTCATTGATAACATCAACAAGAAAAGAATAAAGGTTGATAGTGATATATCTTCTCTTCAAGCTTCTAAAAAAGAAATCGAGGAGATTCAGAAAAAGATAGAAGCACTACAATCTAAAAAACTATCCCTTTTTACAAACAAAAGTCTAGGTAATAATGCAGTACAAAAGCAAATCAAAGATATAGACAATGAAATATCTAAATTACAAGCAAAAACTGTAAACCTGTCTGTAGTTGATAAAGATTTACAAGATGCACAAAGTAACGCTAAAAAACTTAATACAGATATGGCAAAACTAAATGAAGTGAAGCCTAATCTTCAAGTTAAGTACGATAGTGTTAAAAGAGCAGAAGATACAATTACAAGTTTAATGAATAAGTCAAAAGAATTGCGTTCCTTTGGTAGCAATTTAATGACTTTAGGAAATCAACTTTCTACTCTTGTAACAAACAATGGTAATAACTTTATCGGTAGAATATCTGACTTTTTAACGAAGACAGTTCTGTTTAATGGTGCTAGTCAAGTTGTAAATGCAAGTATCAATCAATTAACGGACGGATTATCACAAGCTGTAACACGTTATGACCAATTAAATGTGTCTAGACGTACAATGGATGCGTTAGGTGTATCAACACAGCAAACAGCTAAAGCACAACAAGAATTAAGTGATAGTATCGAGGGATTGCCTACAAAATTAAATGATGCGTTATCTATGGTCACGAAGTTTACGTCTATCAACCATGATGTAGAACGCTCATCGAAATTGTTTGAAGCTATCAATAATGGTGTATTAGCTTTTGGTGGTAGTTCCGAAGACGTAAATAACGTAGTTGAACAATATTCTCAAATCATGGGTTCTAAGATGGATGCAAGAACATTACTATCGTTTGAGAACTCGAACTTTACACCTGTACTTACAGCTGTTGCAAAAAAGATGGGAATGACATTTGCTGAATTCCGTGAAAAATTTACAGGACCATCCCCTACGATATCTTTAAAGCAGTTTGAAGACGCTTTAATTGAACTGAATGAGAATGGTGGCGGTGGCTTAAAAAAACTTTCTGACATGGCTAAACAGACGTCTCAGACAATTGGTAATGGACTCAACTTGATTAAGATTCGTATTGGAAAATCTGGTGCTGATTTTATCGCAATGATTGACAAGATGGTAAAGAAAGCTACAGGTTTAAACATTTATCAAAATATATATGATTTTACAGAAGTCATGATGAAAAAGATTCAAGACTTTTCTAAATATGTTGCTTCACATCAAGACGACATCCTAAATTTTATTTCAGAACTAAAAGGCGAATTTTCAGAATTAGGAAATATGTTTGGAAAATTTGATGCAGATAAATTCTTTAAAGGAATAGGTGACATCATCAAGGGATCTCTTACTTTTGTAAAAGATTTTATAGGAGTAATAGATAAGACTTTTGGACCATTATTATCGTTAGTAGGTAATGGCGATAAGATTCTTGGATTTTTAAAAATCATACTAAGATTCAAAGAAGTCGGATTGGTATTTGGCTTTGTTGGAAAGCAAATCAAACTGTTTGGAACATTGTTTGGAGCGTACGGTAAAATATATAAATATGCTACAGGATTTAGTAGCAGCATAAAAGGATTGAATCTGTATGCTAATACGATTGGAAAACTGACTTCTAAGTTCGGAGGATTGAACGCAAAAATAAAAGAATACATTGCACAATCTACAATCGTACAGAAAATAAAGAATCTAAGTCCTTTTAAAAAAATGGTTGACACTTCAACTAATACCACTACAGTCGAAGCACCAAAACCTGTAGAAGCATTAAAGAATTCTTCCATTAATATGCGTAATGCTCAAACGAAAATGTATAACAATTTCGGAACAGCAAGTATGATGCTTGCAAGTAGTGGTTCTATGGTTCTTTTATCTAAAGGATTAAAAGAATTCAATGATGCTACCCAAGGTATGAATTTCGCTGAAATAGCTGGAAGAATAGCAGGACTTGGAATTGCTGTAACAGCTATAGGTCAATTAAACAATTTATTAAGTACACTTGCCAATTCCGCTTGGAGGGTAAATTGGAAAAACCAATTAGCTTCAGCAGTGTCAATGTTTGCAAGTGGTGGTAGTGTTTGGTTGCTTGCAAAATCATTACAAGAAGTAGCAAAAATAGATTTAAATGGTATTTGGGATAAACTAAAAACTTTAGGCGAAGTATTTGTTGCTGTTCAAGGTATGACTACTGTATGGGGAATGATTGGTGCTGGAGTGACTCCAGTATTAATCGGAAACTTAATTGGTCTAGGGGATTTGTTTGCTACAGGTGGTGCTATCTATTCCATGGCAAAAGGTTTAAGCGAATTAAATAAGATGCCATTAAAGATTGATAATGTGCAAAAGAAGCTAAAAATGATGATGGATGTTGCAGATACACTTAACACAGGCGGACATTTCAAACAAGCATTAGATGGATTGTTTGCAAAAGCCGACTATTCTGCTAAAGGCACACAGCTAGAGTTCATTATTAAATTCGCTGAATCATTAGAAAAGATAAAAGATATTGATATTGACAAGGATATTAAAAAGAGTTTAAAAGAAAAACTTTCTAACATTAAAGATATCTTGTCTGAATTCAACGGAAAAGAATTCTTTGGAAAAGATGAAGATAATGTCATAAATGCAGAGAATAGAGGTAACACAAAGACACTTGGTGAACTTATTTCTTCAATGGTTAAAGTTGCCGCATCATTAAAAGAACTTGATGGATTGCAATTAAGCAGTCAAAACATAGCACAATACAAGCAGAAATTATTATCGTTAAGAGATATTTTATCTGTACTTACTTTTAGAACAGAAGATGGTGAGAAAGATACTTCGTCTTTCAACTATATAGCCAAGAAGATAGGAAGTACATCAGATAGTTATCAAGGCATTTCTACAGCAGTTCAAGGATTGATTACATCAGTAGACAATATCAATCAATTGAATGAAAAATTAAAAGGTGTTTCAAACTTAGATTCATTTAATGCGAATATAGAAATTTTGCAAAAAGCGTTACAGCCATTAATGAGTAGTGGTAAAGACGACAAAGGAATGGCCGGAACAGCTAAAAATATTTCTAAACAGAAATACACAAAATTAAAGGAACAAGTAGAAGCTGTAAAAGAAACAATCTCTTCTTTAGCGGAAGTAGCAGGAACACAGTTTGATACAAATTTGATGGTATCTCAATTAAACGATTTAAATACAGCTATTGAAACAATTAATGGTTTTGAAACAAAGAAAGTAAAATCTATTAATAAAGTTGATTTTGGTGGTTTGAGCGAAAGAATCGGCTCGATAAAAGAAGCATTAGCGTCTTTATCGGAGATTGCCAACACACAATTTAATATTGGTGATGAAAGCCAAGGGTTCATAGCCCAGATGAATAGCATAAGAACTGCTATGGATAAAATCAATGAATTGGTTGGAGCTAAATTTAATTCTACAGATAAAGATGGAAATACAGTCGAAAAAGGATTGATAAACTCTGTAAACAAAGGAAGCTTTGGAAAGATGCAACAACAAGTCAGCTTTATCCAACAAACGTTGACTGACTTAGTGACTGTATCTACTACCCAATTTGATGTAAATGCGTTTGGTCAAAAGATTGATGCGATTAGGGATTGCTTAAATAAAATCAAAGGATTGAGTGAAGAATTCAAGCCAACAGATGGAAATGCCAATCCATTCCAATCGTTTACAGATACAATAAAGAACCTAGTTTCTCAATTAACAACTTTAAGTGCTGACTTTATTCAAACAGGTGAATCTCTTGGAACAAGTTTAATGACAGGATTTACAGATGATTCTGTAAAAGAAACATTGAATAATGGAATGTTACTTCTTGTTACTTCTGTAGGAACAGACCAATCTGTTATCAGTGCATTTAAAAACGTAGGTAAAACGCTTGGAGATAACATGTGTAAAGGATTGACTTCGGATGGTGGATTCACACATACAAAAGTTAGGAGTGCTATTACCAATGCTTTAGGAACATTCCCAAGATTAGGACATGCTTGTGGTGTATCAATTGGAAATAACATTGCAAGTGGTGTACAAAGTGCTTTAGACAGTAGTAATATTTCGTTCACTGTAAAAGCAAAAGTACATAAATCGGGCGGTGGTGTTGTTTCAAATTCGGGAAGAAAAGGTAATAAATCAAGTAGTGGTGCTGGATACAATCTTGCTAACTTGTTTGACAAAGCATTAAAAACTTTATTTAAAGCAAAAGGCGGTCCTGTATATCGTGCAGATGGTGGTGCGTTAACCGCATTTGTACCTCGTGGAACAGACACTATACCTGCTATGTTGACACAAGGCGAATATGTAATAAGAAAATCTTCTGTTAATAAATACGGAACTGACTTCTTAGACGTTATCAATTCGGGAAAACTTGAAAATTGGTTCTATACTTTGACAAGGCAGTATGCTAATGGAAATAACATGTCAAAAGTCTATAACATCAATAACAACAATACGATTAACAACTACGACAACAGACAAGTAAGTATCAACTCTAAAACAGCTCATGGTGGTGATGGATATGTTAAAGCTAAAAGATTTATGG